TTTTGTGATGAACCTGATAAATTAAAGTTTTGGTCTGTTGGGAACAATGTTCCATCTCCATCATATACTACTGCATATTTCGTTGATGATAGTGATACAATTTTAGCATTAGAACCACTTGCTCCATTTGCCCCATCAGCACCTCTTTCACCAACTAAACCTTCTTTGGATAGTGTAAATGAATATTGTTTATCAAATGTTTGACCTGTATTGTTATCTGTTACTGTAATTGTTGCACTACCACTATCTGCACTTATTGAAGTTGGTGTAAATAATTTTTGATTACTGTTTGTAGATTGTGTTAATTCTATACTTGATGAAGTTGCAGATATACTATATGTTTTACCTGTTGTACCAAGGTTGTATTGGTCAGCTCCTCTAAAGAATCGTGTTTCAAATGAACCATCTGAAAGATTACTTGTTACTACCGATTCAGATGTTGCAGAGAATACATGAGCCTCGTTTGTTAAGAATACTGTAAATGCATCTGAACCTGATTGTACTCCGAATATATCGATATTATCAAGTACATTAAAATCATCCCAACTTCCTCCTGTTTCTCTAACCCTTACTTCATATAAATTTGTTCCACCAGCAGTTGGTAATGAACCTGTCGTTGTTGGTATTATCAATTCTGATACTGAACCAAATCCATCTGATATATCACTTCCATTTTGTAAAAATTGAAATTGTGGATTTGAAAAGTTTTGTGCAGAACCACTTAATGTAAATGGCTGTGATGTTGGAAATAAAACTCCATCACCATCATATACTACTGCATATTTTGTTGAAGATAAAGATACTGCTCTTGCATTAGAACCACTTGCACCATTTACACCATCAACACCAATTTTAGATACTGCTAAGTCAAATCTTACTTTTTTACCAGTTACATATGTTCCTTCCGAATCTACATAATCTAATGATGCAGAACCTATTATACTATTAAAAGATGAGGTTAGTGAACCAAATGTTAAAATGTTATCCGAATTACTAATTGAACCAGAATCTACAAATAAACTATTAATATTAAACTTTTGTGCAAGTGCATCACCACCACCACTTAGATTACTACTATCAAATGTATATTCATTTCCACCTTCTTGTACTATCACTTCCATTGTTTGTGGACTATCATATCCTAATGAACTTGAATTAATTGTTTGTGTTGATGGAGATATTTTAGTTAAAACAGTTGGTACTGCCTTTTTAGATTTTGTATATGATACAATTTTTTGAAATGATTGTGATGTTACATTATCACCAGCTAAATATTTTATATCTAATGTTAATGAACCACTATCTTTGTTTGAATCAAAACCACTAATAGAATAAAATTCATCTGTTGGTGGGTTTACTGAAGCAGTAACATTACTTTCTGCAATTCCTGTTATATCAAATCTATTTCTTACACTTAACCCATCATCATGTTGAATTTGAGTTCCACCAATAAACATTTGAACCGAACCACTTGATGGTGTTAAATCTCCTAAAACTTCACCAGTTGATTTTGCTGGAAAAGATGTTGATTCATTTGAAAGTACAAGTGAAACTGCATCAAAGTTAATTACTTTAGAAAGAGTTATTTCATCTGATTGTTCATTTCCAAAAACATCTGAACCTGTAAACTCATAAGTTACTGAATCAAAATCACTTGATGCAAATGATGATGAAAATTCTGTTGCAGAGATAGTATAAGTATCTATTCCATTTACTGTATCTACAAATGTTAACGCTGGTTTATTACTACCACTATTAACAGTTACAGGAGTTACTAAAGATGCTAAGTTTTTTCTTTGTGCTTTTACAGTTAAACTCTGTCCACTTGGTTTTGGTGAAAGAGTTGTTGGTTCATATATAAATTGATTTGCATTAGAAGTTACTATAAGTTGAGGTGCATTATCACCATCTTCTAATCTAAATACAGTTTCAAATTCTTCTACTCCATCTAAAGAAGCAGTATAAACAATTGAACCAACTGTAATAGTATCATCACTACCACTAAAGTTTTCTATTGTAATAATAGCTCCTGCATTACTTGGGTTTGTTAATGTACCAGGATAAGTACCTGTATATGAACTTGGGTCGATAAATACACCTGATGCATCAAACGCAGAAGATGCAAATGTTAAACTACCTACAAGATTTGAAGTTGATGTTTTAAGTTGTATTTGTTGAAATGGTGGATTTCCAATTGAACCACTTGAAAATCTAAATGCATTTCTATCAGCTTCAAATGTTAATAATTTATCACTAGATGGAAAATCATTACCACCATCAAATTCTTTTGTACTAACTACATTTACAGGTATAAAGTTATTGTTTACATCATAAAACTCAAATCTGAAATCAAATGTTTCACTTGCAGTTTTTCTAGGAATATCTTGTATTAATGTAAACTCATCTGGTGAGAATGATGTTTCTTGTGCATTTCTTAAAGATATATTTGAAATAAACCAATCATCTCCTTTTACATCAAATTTAAGATGTGTATCTGAAACAGTTTGACTGGCTAATATATTTTGTGATATATTTTGTCTTGTTTTATAAATAGCAGAACCACTTGCTGTTAAAAGTTCTTGTTCATAATCTGAACCACTAAGGTATGCTCGTACATAAGAATCTTCAAAAGAAGTTACAAATGAACCACTTAATAGTGTTTTAAAGTTAATAGCATATTCTACTCCTTCTGTAATTGATAATGTTTGTTCTGTTGAAATTGTATCAACTCCACTACCGATGTAATCAATATGTAATGAATTTTTAAGAACTGAATTATCAAGAGTTATAGGTGAGTTAGAACCTGTATTCCAATAGTTGGTTAAATTATATAAATCAAATTCACCATAGGATAATTCTGTATCGGCTACTGTTGCTATATCTCTTAGTAATTCTATTGATTCTAATTTAGATTCTTGTACAAATTGGAAATCACCAATTGCATTTTTTGATTTTCTAAATACTTTAACTCTGGCAACATCACCAACAAATGTTTTAAGTTGTGATATATCTATTTTAGCAAAAGAACCAGTTAATGCTGATTCTGTAATTACTTGTGCTTCGGTATGTGCAAATGAGGCAGTATATGATGTACTATTAAAATCAGAAACAAGATTGTTACTTCCTGTAAATGGTATATCAACCAATACTTCTTTATCATTTAAAACTTCAATTATTTTTGGTACATATTCAGTAGTTGATACATCGGTTGGAACTCGTACTGTTATGTTGTTTTCATCAATTGATGATGTCCAAGAACCACTATCGGTTATTTTTAATTTGTAATTAGTAGGAGTAGAGAATATTGATAAATCAGTACCAGCAGTTGGTGTTAATGATATACCTTCTAAACTACCTGTTTGTGTAACTTCTGGTATTGATTTGTTAAATATAGTTTTTACAATTTCAGTAATCGTAACCTTTGGTCTTTTTACAAACCTAACTATATTTTCATTGGCCAAGTTTTTATTAACTTGAATTGTTCTTTCCCACTTTACATTATAAACATCTTTCCATTCATTTGGAATATCTACCTTATTACCATCATCATCAAAATAAGATTTTAATTCACCAAGTATTGTAATTTTAGCAGTTCCAATTGGAGTATCTTCATATACATAAACTCCAACTAATTTAGATGTACCCTCGTAATAATCAGGTATACCTTTACCAGGTTCAAAATATATAGGATTTCCCTCAACATCAAGTATTTCTATTTTTACTTCACTTGTTTCTTTTAAACATTCCGAACCATCAATTAGAAAACCATTTTTACCACCAGTAAAGGTATCACTAAATTCTGTTATTTTAAAATACTCAGAATTAGGTTTATCATCATTGATAAAAACTTGAAAATTAGATAAGTTTTGTTTTGGTGAGAAAGATTTTATTATAGCCATTTATATTTTTCCTATTATTACTACTATAAATATTTGATAATTATATTTATAAATATATATTATATAGAATTATATAGATTATGGGAAAATACACTACAATACAAGTTAAAAGGGAGTTATATAGGGAATTACACAATTACTGTTGTGAGAATGGGTATTCTAAGGCAGGGTTAATTGAAAGATTAATAAGACAAAGATTAAGTAAACCTAAACCAACAAATGTACTAAGAGTAAAATAATTACTTTCCTTCGTTATCTTTTTCAGATATAACAAGTTCGGATTCTTTACAATTACTTAGGATTATTGTTTTTAAGTGAGGTATATCTTTCCATACAATAGAATGTTCTTGTTTAGGATTATATTTTCCTTTTACTAGATAAGTAACTATTGTATTATCTTCTAAGGTTAAAAATCCATGTGCTGAATGTTTATTTACAAAAACACTTTCTCCCTCAGATAAATGATATGCTTCTAAGGTTTCTGTTTTAAGATTATAAATAAAATCTATTATACTTCCTTTGGTAACTATAATTTGTTTTGATTGTCTTGGGGAGTTTTGAAAATGCATTCCTCTAAAAGTAAATTTTTTTAAATTTTTACTTATGTTTACTTGTTCCCATTTTTTTGTATCTATACAAGTTAAAGAACCTCTATCATCATCAAATTTATTTAAATCAACTATCATATTTTTTCTTTTAAATATTCAAATAAATGTTTAGTTATTTTATTATTAGATTGTAACGAATACATTCTATCATGTCCTAATCTATCAGTAACAAATTCATATCGTGGTGTTTTATTTAATATAGTACCAACCATATTGATTATATCCATATTAGTTAATACATCACCACTTCCAATATGATAATGTGTTTGATATGAAGTTTCACTAAACTTAATTATTTTCATAATTGCATTTACATTATCCTCAACCCATATCCATTCTCTCTTTTGTAAACCATCTCCATAAACAGGTATAGGTTTATCTTGTTTTATTGAACGTATTATCGTTGGTATGAACTTTTCATCATATTGTCTAAAACCGAAGTTATTACAAGTTCTAGTTATTATATAAGGTAATCCATAAGTTTTACCACAACTCTCTACTAATAAATCTGCCGATGCTTTTGTTGCTGAATAATAAGATGATGGAATCAGTTTATCATTAATTTTTGATTTGGTTACATCGTAAGGTAATTCATCCAAATCTCCATAAACTTCATCAGTAGATATTTGTATGAATTTTTTTAATTTATCATTTTTTCTAGCAAGTTCTAATAAATTAAATGTTCCTTCGATATTTGTTCTAACAAATGGTTTACCATCTTTGATTGAATTATCTACATGAGATTCTGCAGCAAAATTAACTAAATAATCATATTCACCTAAATCTTCTGCAGTTACATCACAAATATCTTCTACCAATACAGGAAGTCCAACTGGTATGTTTTCTATATTACCGGCATAAGTAAGTTTATCAACTACCAATACATCGTATCCATTTTCTACACATAGATGTACAAAAGAAGAACCGATAAATCCACAACCACCTGTAACTACTATTCGCATTCTAAAACTTTACGTTACTAAATCCTTTTTCTTTTTTAATCTCAATCAAACCATCTACAACATCTCTCATTGAATCAATGTGTGAGATTACCATAACGAAATCAAACTGAGTTTTAAGGTATGTAAACAGCATAAATAAAGATTGTAAGTTCTCACTATCTAAAGTACCAAATCCTTCATCTATCACAAGGAAATTAGGTCTTGGTAGGTTACATACATTTATAAGTGCAACTCGAATTGCTAATCCACTAATGAATCTTTCCATTCCACTACACATTTCCAAACTCCATCTCTGGTCTCCATACACTAAGTAAGCATTAATATTCTTACCATCAATTTCTAACTGCATTCCAAATTCAACGATTTGAGCCAAGATATTGTTTACCTCACCTTCAATCATTGGTAATGCCTTTTCAATCAATTCATACGATACACCATCTTTAGAAAGAGCATTTAAGTAGAAATCAAATAATCTACTCTGAGATTCTAAATCCTTAACCTCATTGATTCTATCTTCAATAGTTTCCTTTTGGTTCTGTAATGCTGATACTTTACCATTTAATTTAAGAACATCTGTATTTACTTTTCTTAAATCATCTTTGGTAACATTCAGTTTTTCTCTTACCGATTGTATATCAGTTCGTATATCTTTATTCTTTATAATTTGTTTCTCATTCTTATAATATTCCTTTATAAGTTGTTCCTGTTGAGCAATTTGTTGTTTATTTCGTAATTCCTCAGTTTCAATTGTTGATAACTTGTTGATAAGTTGTGATATCTCTCTATCAATTTTATCTTCTTTATTCTTTGCTTCAATATAGTTATTCCATTCATCTTCATATCCTTTCAAAGAATCAATCACCAACATCAGTTGTAATCTTGTCTTATCATTATCTGAAAATAACTCTTGGTAATGAGATATATCAGCTTCTACCTTTTCTTTTTGTTGTAGAATCGTTTCTGAATTTTCCATACAAATATCACACTCTTCATTATATTTGTGTTTATCTAAGTGGTCTTTTCTTTCATATAAAGATTCTTTTTTAATATTGATTTTATCAATTGTAGATTCAATATCTCTTAGTTTATCCTTTGAATCTTTTAATTTACCAATACCATCTTCCAATTCTTCTTCATCAAATTTATCAACAATTTCATCTAAAGTGATTTGTAATTCTTCTCTATGGGTAATTCTATCTTGTGTAGATTTTTTATTTGTTTGGATTGTATCTCGTTTGGTTTCGAGTAATTTTAATCGTTTTTCAAGTTCTTCAATTGAAACTCCACTATCTGCATTTAACTTTACAATCTTTTCATTTAGAGATATAATCTTTTTATTTAAAACTTCTTCTTCATCTCGAAGAGCTTTTTGGTTCATCTCATAAAGTTTGTACTCGTTTTTGTTTGATTTTAAATCAGTGTCGATTTCCGCCAATTTTGTTGTAAAATCATCACTCTTAAATTTTCTGATAAGTGTTGCATTATCTCTGTTCTCATCTGCTGCCTTCTGATATAATTTATCAAAGATGTTTACACCTATGAATTGTGAAAGTATTTCTTTTCTTTCACTTTGTGATTTATCTATGAACAATGCGTTGTTTCCTTGTAAAGATAGTGCAGTTAGAACGAAATCCTCGAACTTACCTAAATACTTCTCTATCTCTTTATTAGTATCTTTTCTTTGTTCACCATTAAGTGATTCAATAACTCCATTGTTATCTCTCCAAAAGTTTACATCTACCTTTACCGATGTTGCTTTTCTAACATAACGAGCCTTTCTTTCAATAAAGTAATCTATCCCATCTATTTCAAAGTTAAACTTACAATGGAAAGTTGTCTTACGATTGTTTATAATATTTTTAGAAACGTTTGTACGAGATGTTTTATCATAGATACAAAAAGATAGTGCATCCCACATAGAAGATTTACCACTTGCATTAGGAGCAAAGATACCCATGATACCTTGTGCCTTATCAAATCTAATTAAATTATCTTCACCATAAGAAAACATATTAGAAAACTGAAACTCTTTGGGTGTCCATAAAATGTTACCCATCATATCTGATTCATCTATATGTGAATTTAATTCTGAGTTTATTTCTGCTATCTTATCTAACTCTTCATCTTCTAACAAATACTGTCTTTCTAAGTAATCTCTGATGAGTTGGTTTTGGAAGGTTTCATCTTTAACATTACCAACAATGTTTTTGTTTACCTTTTGATTTGTTTTTAGTTGTCCGATTGTATCGGTTCTAGTTACAGTAACTTCAGCAACTTTGAATAACTTCTTAAGTTCAGTTATTCTTCTTTTCATATCAGATGCCTCTGTTCTTGTAAATCTCAATCTTAATCTTGGATACTTTGGAAGTTTTGTGTCTATTTCATCATACACCCATTGAGGTATCTTACCATCAACTACATCAACTGTAAGAAATCCATAATCATTATGTAGATGGTGTTCTGTAAAAGTTCTTGTAGGAATATCCCAAAGTAAATAACCATGATTCTCTAATAGTTCTCCATGATTCTGTTGAACCATAGAACCTGCATAAGCAATGTGTTCATATCCATCTCCGAAAGTTTGTCGTTTATGGATATCACCCAACATAGCCATATCGAATCCATCGAACATATCCACTTGGAATGAGTTAGAGGAAACGGTATAGCCAATATCTGTTTGAGCTTTGTTTACTGGTCCATGAAAAAGACAGATTGTATTTTCTCCATCAACGGTATCTCCCTTAGGCCAATTTTCCTTGTTATCCAATATAGAATAGACAACAAAAGTAAGATTGTGGATAGGGTAAACACCAGTATCACGAAGATAATGAATTCTATCATTTCCAAGATTTTCGATAATAGGTGTGAGTACATCAAGTCTGTGGGAATTATTTAAATTACAATCGTGGTTACCTGTGATTAACACAGTTTCTCTTAACTTTGCACACTCGGTGAGAAACCAACTTATTTCGTGTACAAGTTCGGGTGACATCTCAGTTTTAGCATGAGCAATATCACCGGCAATATAAATGAGGGAATCCTCAATTTTATCTTCTTTAACTTTTTTTAGGAATTTTTTGAATACTATTCTGTATTCCTTATGTCTTTGTAGATTTCTAATGTGTAAATCTGCAAGATGGTAAACTTTATTTATAACCATTTATCTATAATATAATTTCCCCACATTTTGTGAGATTCTTTTGTTGGATGTTTTCTTTCATGAAATGTACCATTATTATTATTTAAATAATAGTACATATCATCCATATCTATCTTTAAGTAATCTAATCCTAATTGTTCAGTATCTCTACCAAATTTATCAATTTTTGTTTTAGGTTCAGTTACGTTTTCGTATTTATAAAAAGCATTAAAAAAATAATAATCAATGCCATTAAGTTCACATATTGAAATCAATGATTGAATATAATTAAATGTTCTAATATATGATGGTATTAATTCATTCTGATGTAATACAAATATGTCCTCAGTTGTTTTATCTTTATCATTATCTCCCCACTTATCATAACCAACCCACAATCTTTCTTGTTGATACTCACTTCCTGTCCACCATTCAAATCTTGTTGGTGATGTCCAACCAATTATAAGTTTAAATTCATCAGACTCAACCCAACCACTTTCTTCACTCCAAGTTTTATGAGTTGAAATCCATTGATTTATATCTCTCATAGTATTTCTAAAAATATAATCATTAGAAACACCAGCTGATGCATTATTACAATCAATAAAACCTATTTCATCTGCAATTATTTTTGAAAACCTTTCGTTTTCTTTATTTTCTAATTCTGCTCCCCAAGTTACAGAATCTCCAATAGAATATAATATCATAAACCTTTTAATTTTTGTGATATAATATCACCAAATCCTGTCTTTTTAGATTCTTTTAATTTATTATTTACTTCTGTGAATCCCATATCAGATGCATCTTTATCTGTGGGTTTAATATTTTTTGTAGAAATACCTTGATTACTAAATTGCATAGTATAATGTAACGCTTGTTGTTGAGCATCTTCATCTAATAAGATGTTAATGTTTTTTACTCTATTTTTAAATATAGCCTCGTTTAATTTAGTAGGAATAAATTTACCCAAAATAGGAATAGAATTTCTTTTAACTGCCATTGCATCAAATACACCTTCTACTAAAGTTATTGGTTCGCTCCAATTTATTTGGTTTTCGAACATAATAACATTTTTCGAAACTGGTGGATTCTTGTATTTAAACTTTTCTTCAGAGTGTATAGAACGTGCAATGAAGTAATTAAGTCTATTATCCAAATCATAGGAAGGAATAATAATACGATTGGAATACATACCAGTATCACAATAACCGATATTATATCTTGTAATATCTTCTTTAGTAATACCCCTTTCCTCTGCATACTTGAGAGCCTTTTTATAAACAGGTTTTATTTTACCTGTTGGTACTTTTAAAAGTGATTTAAATTCACTTGGTAATCGTAACTCTACTCTCTCATCAACAGTATCTTTATTGTAAACTACATAATCATCACCATAGATTTCAAATAACTTTTTCTGTTTACGAGAATCTACATGAAGTCTTTTTAATAATCTCTGTATCTTTCTACCTTTTGCATCACAAACCCAACAATGCCAATATTGTGTTTTAATATTAACTTGTAGTTTTTTCTTATGATGATGACAAAAAGGACAGAAATGTGCCTGTTCATCATTTTTCATAGATGTTCCAGGCCCTAGAACATCGTTTAATATATTAATAACTTCTTGTTTCTCGTGATGTGAGAGCATAATTACACTTTTAACAATACAAATATACGAAAAATATTTTAATTATCCAAGTCTTTTCTAAAAAACTTTCCTAATAAATTATCATTTAGGGATAAATCATCTCCTAATACATCGTGTGCAAATTGTTCTTGTAGTTCATAATAGGTTAAAGCCTTCTTTCCTTTACAGAATCTAAGTATTTCTAACTTTAGTGTATCATTGATATCACTTCTTCTATCTTCTTCTAAAGCCAGTGCATTAGAATGAAACCACAACTGTACTGTTGCATTTGATGAACGATAATCTAACCAATTAGATTCTTTTTCAACCATTTCATATTTCTTCATTCTCTTATCTGTAAGAGCAGCTGTTTCTTTTTTACCAAACTTTCGTTTCCTAATAGAAACTACTTGTTTTTTACCAATGTAAAATTCACCTGTAATTCCATTAGTTATTTTGTATATAAAACCAAATGTACCATCTGGCATATCTGATAGTTCTGTTATACTTTTTGAATTATATGTCCAACCCATAGTTAAAAATCTTGAAATCATTTTCATACCTTTCTTTTATGATATTCTTCATCCAATCTTCAGTATAAAATGCATTGTAATACATTTCTTGTTTTAAAGTTGGATGTTTATCATAAATTGGATTTTTGTTTAAATGTGGTATTTTTGAATTATGATTTAGTTTATTTAATAATTTTTTTATTTCATCTTCATAGTTTTCATATCTTGCTATATATGATACCTGTTTATCTTCAGTTCTACCAGCATTTATATAATAACTTTGAGGAAGTATATCTAAGTGATTTTCATTATAAGTTTTTAAAAAAGTTTGAAAATCATACTTAAACTCATTTTTTCGTAATCTATGTAAATAAGCAGAAACCATTCTTGTATATGGATTTCGTACTATTGTAAATATAAAAAACTTTGAAACATCATTTAATGCTCTAATAGAATCGTGTACAGCAATAGTTTCTGTTCCATCTATCTTATTAAGAATATTTGTTAGGGATGTTCCACCAGTTTTTGGTATATGAATGTAAGCCCACTTCTGAGCTCTGTTTAAAAGTAAACCCAAGATAGGAAATTTATCGTGATACTGAATCAGAGTATTTTTTCTGATTTAACTTTCCGCCTCTTGCTTGTCCAAGTGCTTTATCATCTTTGTGAAGTTTGTTTACTTCATCTGCAGATAAAGGTGTTTTATCTTTTCCTGTATTCGCTAATTTAGCGAATTCTGATTTTTCGTATAATTCTTCTATTGATGCCATATTAGTATCTCCTTTGTATTATATAAATATAGATTAAGTATCAAAACGAATAATGATGCTCATATCATAATCTGGTAAATTTTTAATTGGAGTAGGTAATTTAGCAACGGCTACCATCTCGTTGTTATCATTATATAATCCTACTGTTGTTATGTATGGTGTTAAATAAGAACCTGTTGGGTCAGTTTGTCTATGAGTATCATAATCATTCCAACTACCTGTTGTACTTCCATCATAAGATGAAGTATATGCTGATTTTTTATCTATATCAATTACTTCTGTAATCTTTTTTGTACCACCTGGTATTACGTTATTTATTTTTGTAATTTCAAAATCATAAGAACCACTTATATTTACACTAACCGCTGATGGATTTTGCGATGTATTAAACTCTCCAGCATTTGCAGTAACTAAAACTTCTGTTTCGTAAATTGTTTTTGTTGATTTAAAATCAAGTGTATAATTAATGAAAGAGGTTGCGTTGGTAAGTACAATTAATCCCTCGGAATAAAAAATATTTCCATACTTTACCTCATCTATATTCAATCCATCGAAATCAAGTGGAACAGATGTTTGTAATGTACCCGAAATTAAATCAATTAATACTATTGTAACTATATCAGTATCTCCACCAAATGTTAATGTAGCTAATCCTGTTTCTACATCAAATGAACTAATTGTTCCTGTAAACTCTTCATTATCAGCATCTTTAATTGTTATTATTTCTTGTTCAAAATCTAATAACACTAAGGTGTAAAGAGGGTTAGATGATGTTAAACCACCAGTTGAATTATCTGAAAATGTTATTTCATTATCGTTATCTATTAGTGTTACAGAACCTGCTTTTATTTTTTCACCAAATACTGATTGAGGTATTTTTACTATTTGAGCAGATGAACCTAAATTTCTTTCTTCAGATATATTACCAATATTTTTTACTTTACCAATTAATGTAAAAGTATTTCCTATATTAGAATAATATTTTGATTTAAGACTTGTATATAAAGGTGATGTATAAATAGTAGAACCATTTACAGTTACATTATTAGCAGAACCACTATCAAAAGAACCACGAGATTCTTCTTCAGCCGTAATTACTGCGTAATCATCTTGAGTAACTGTCCAAGATTTATGAACTTGGAAAGCTCTTTTACTTACATTTGATTTTGGAATTGTTTTTAACATACCGGTATTACTCCTCTATATAAATATATGGAAACAAAAAACCCCACTCGTGGTGGGGTTTCTTAAACGTTAAGTTCTTTTAGAAATCAAGTTTAACTTTTATTAATACTTCTTTATCAAATGATTTAGGAATTGGTTGTGATGTTTTAGCCACCGCAATCGTTTCGTTTGCATCATTTAGTAATCCAACAGTTGTAATAAATGTTCTTGGGTCTTTTTCAAAAGTTGATTCTGCAAATGAACCATCTGAACCTGTTACGAATGTTGGGTTATTAGAGAAGTTATATTCTCTGTTTGTTGCTCTTACAAAGTAATGTGAAGTAGAAACATTTTCTGTTCTTCTTGCTTGGAAATCTCCACCACCTCTAATTGCCTCATGTAATAAGAAATGATTTTGTCCTTCTCTTGTAATTCCTTCATATATACTAGCACCACTATTAGAACCACTATCTACTGATGTTCCAATTGTTTGATGAATTGCCGTTGGGTTAAGAACTATGATTCCTTGGTCTGGATAGAATTTACCATATCCTCTACCATTTGAATCAATTAAAGAATTTATAGTAGCTTCTGATTCAGTACCTAAGTTTAATGAACCACTACCTACATTAAATATTCTTCCAGCCTTACCAACTGAATCTGAAAATTTCTTTCCACTATTATCAATGAAGTTAAATGTTTGATTAGAACCACTTAATATTACTGACCAGTTTCCTGCATCCATTTTCTCTTTGTAACGGGCACGAGCTACATTGATTATATAGATATCATCCGATTCGTGTCCATCTTCTGTTGAACCTGAATAGAATTTAAATTTATCATCTCCTTGGTCTAAAAGTAATTGTTTGTATTGAGCATAAGTTGCTTTACTTGCCAATGTTGAACTATCATCGTTAGTTAGGGATACTGAACCACTTCCGAATTTATGTCCATAAGCAACTGCATATTGAACATCTCCTGCAGATTCGTTATATACATTTACATAGTAGTTTAAACTTGCGGCTGATTGTGAAGAAGAAGTTACGAAAGTAGATAAACTACCAGTATTACCTGTCCAAAGACCAGTTGTTACAACTTCTACTTTACCATTTACTTGGTCAAACTCTCCAAATCTTTTATAGATACCATTTGTGATTTGTCCACCACTTGCACCTAACTTATCTCCACCAGTTAAATACTGATTTATAATTGTTGTTAATTGTTCTGATGTAAGATTTCCTTGATTAGCATCTAAATAGTTTGCCAATTCTTGTGATAAATTTACTCCAGCTTGTCCTTGTATTGTTGCCATATCTCTTTATCCTTTATTAACTTGGTTGTACATATGTAACTGTTACAGGAATAGTTTGAGAACCACCTGTTTCATTACCATATACTGTTATAGTTGTTTGTGTTGTTTGTGTTATATTTGGATTCGGAATAAATGTAAATTGTAATCCCGTCTCTATTGCTGCAGTTGCAGTTATTTCATCTCCTAAGAATGTTGGTGTTGAACTAGCTCCTGCCGATAATCCACTTCCTACAATCGAACCTGCATTCTTATTAGAAAGAATAACAGTATATCCACTTTGTGTATTACCACTTGGTGAAGTAGTTGGGGAAAGTTGAACTTGGCCTGAGTTCTGATTTACAGTTATAGAAGGTACACCAAATTCTACTTTTGGAATTTTTGTTGTTCCTTTTGGTAAAGTCACCAATTTATATTTTAAGATTTGAGTTTCATCTGGTGAAGCCTCAGTAATCGGAATCGCTTTGATTGCCGCATCATAATATGCACTTCCTTTTGGATGTGCTGGTTCGTAAAGTGTGTAATCTACCTCATCATCACCTAGTGCGAATTTTGAGATATTTAAACCTTCACCAGATGCTAATTTCTCTCTACCCTTTTTGGTAAGAATTGCATCTACTGTTATTTCTGTGTTATTTAAATAAGCCATAATTAAATTTTCCTCTTGTTATTCAATATATAAATATAAGTATTTTATAAAAATATATTATTTCTAATCTTTTATTCGTTAATCAACTTCTAAAATTGGTTCTCCACTACCTCTTCCACTATCAGAAACTCTCAATGTATTAGGATTCGTAGTAAATGTTACAATAGGCGAACCACCATCTAAAGTTGTTTTACTTGTTTGTGATGAACCTTTAAAAAATGAATTTTCTAATCCACTTGTTAAATCACCAACGTTACTATAATGTGTTTCAAAATTACCATCTAATGGAGTAACTTGTACTATATTTCCTGCTACGACTGGGTCGGTTGTTTCAAGTCCATCTGAACCTGTGAATGGTAATATATTTACAATTTGTTTGAATTTAGTTATAGAAACAAATTCTCTTCCCAATGATTCATCACTTGAATTTATATTCTGTGGTACATCTTCTAAATAAGATTCTTTTAATAAAAATACTTTTACTCTATCTTTTACAAAATTATTATTTTTATCTAATCGTGTTCTAATAGAATGAGAACCACTTCCATATAATCCAAATCCTAATCTTGATAATGACTCAGCACCCATTCCTATTTGTTGATATGCAGTTGAATCATACGCACCTTGTACTGAACCGGTGAATTGTGCATCTATACTAATACTAATACCACCCATATCAGAACCGCTATTTACTGTGATAAATCCTGACTGATTTATATCATCAGAAGCTGATATCTCTGATTCATATACATCATATGAACTTGTAACAATTACATCATCTGATGCTGTTACTTCTGCATTAAATGTATTTGTATTACCAACAAGAGAAACTTCTTGTGATGAAGTTACACTTGCTAATATCATATGATTATCAGAAGTAATAGATATATCTTCTTGAGTATTTACTTCACTACTATATTGATTGTTTTCTGCAGTAGTTGGTTTTAATTCTAATTTACTTCTTTCAAGTATATGTGGTTCAATTAATAATCCACTTATTGTTTTTGCTCTACTTGGTATAAGTGATTCTAAAGTAGTAAATAATGATTTATCAATATATCTAACCAACTGTATGTACTCTTGGAAATTTAAATTATATCTATCAAAATAATAATTTCTAAGATTTTTTAGTTTAGTATATGAATCTTTATAATCATCACTTGGGTCTCCAATGTAATCATCTATACTAAATGAACCAAGAGATTTCATTATATCCATATTGATTTCTTTTATAGGAGAAAAGAATAATCCTAATTTATTAGAATCAATAGGAGATTGGTCGTATGATTTTTTAGTTGCTCTACTTCTATAATTTAAATTAGATTCTAATGTTTGTGTTTCAAATCTAACTTTATTTCCAAAACTAAAACCTGTTTGTGGAACTTTAGCAGTTACTGTTCTTTCGTATGGTTGGTATTGATAAGGATAATCAGATACACTTAAAAAATTAGATGCAGTTACAAACGGCTCGTAAGTGTTTATAACCGAAACATTTTTTATTTCAGTATCAGCGTTTCTATCTTTTGGATATTCAAAATCCAATCTTAAAATTAAATCATCTGTTGATGAAGAAACATGGTTACCATCAATTGCATCAGGTAGTAATGTGTGATTAGTAACTACCGATTCACTCAATGGAGATGTCCATAATCTAAACTCATCTAATGAACCAGTTAATGTGTTTCCACCAATATATAATTCACTTCCACTATCCCATGCCTTTGTTGTGGTTGTAAGTATCGTACTTACTTCATTTCTGATTCTTCCTTGAAATCCTTCTTTAACATATAAGTTAAAATTATCAGATGTACTTCCACTTTCTCTTGAAACTACTATTTGAGTATATTCTTCATTAAATAAAGGAGTTACTGCTGTACTTGCAGATTCTTCACCTACTGTTAACTTTACACTTGCAAGTGAACCTGTATTTTTTATAATATCTAAAGACCAATTTGATGCACTTATTATTTGTTGGTCTTGTTGTTGATTCGTATTTACTCTAACCTCAACTGCGTTTGGAAAAGTTGATGAGTATTCTTTCCAAGGTACTATAATAGAAGAACTACCACTAATATTAATTGAACTAGTTCTATCTTCAAATGTAAAATCACTTGTTGCACTTTCACTAGATACATCTTGTGGTCCACCAAATTCCATTATAGTTAATAATGATGCAGGTACACCATAACAACTCATTGCAGCGTGTATTGCTCTTTTTGTACCTTTTGTTTTTAATAAGTAAGGTAAGTTATTTAATATTCTTCTCCATATTTCTTGTTGTCTATCTTTACCACTCATTTCAGATGCCTGTGTACCATCCGAGTTCTTTCCAAATGCATATTCCCAAAGTAGTTGTGATTTAACTCCCATATCAGCATCGAATCCTAAAGATTCTAACATATGATAAATTAATTCTGAATTTATACCTCGTTCAAATTTATGTTCTGATTTCTTAGATTGAGAACTTGCCTTTATATGTGAATAGATAACATCAAAATGTTGGCCAATCATATCAAAGAATAAAATAAAATCACTACTATTATTATCATCTTGAAGATGTTGTGGTAAATTATTTACAAATCTTGAAGAGTTTGTTGTATCATAAGTTGATGCATTTTCATAAAGTGAGTTATACCAAGAACTTACATCAGAACTAGATGATAATTCATTACCACCTGCACCAGGATATGTTATTCCATCAATTGATGATGAGGTATATAAGAATTTTTCAAACGAATCAAATCCTTTTTTAAGATTGTTTATTTTTCCAAGAGTTCTTTTTGATTCATTTTGAATTGCAATTGAACTTGTTACCGAACCTGTAATTTGTGTTGATGTTCCACTACCGAAATCAATTAAACTACCTGATACTAAACCATTATATTTTGTTTCGTATGATTCTATAAGTTGTACTTTGTAGAAGAAGTTAGCCACTCTTTCTTTTGCTGAGGAGTATTTTACAAATCCTTTCCAGTCTATCTCGTAGTTTTCATTACTTTCTACATATGTACCAGATTCATCTTCATTAAGTTGAGTTGAAGAAGTAACAAAGTTTATATCTAAATTATCTAATGAAAATTCAGATGATGAAATAAATTGACCTACTACTTCATTAGAGGTAACAGAGCCACTCGCTACTAAATCATCTAGTATCTGATAACCAATATCATCTCCAACATCTAAAGTGAAGTTAGGAGTTAAAGGCTTACATTCTTTTGTTATATCATCTACAATTGTTATTTGGTCAATTATAGGAATGGATTGTATTTTAGAAATCCATAATTTATCATTTCTACTTATTTGACTTGGAAGTGGTTCATAAAGTTTAAGAACCAATGCCTTTTCTTCATTTATCTTTACGTTTTTATTTCGTTCTTCATCAAATTTAAATTCAGATAAGGTTTCTGTATCAACTGCATATGTTGCAATTAATTCATTTTTACCATCACCCAAGTGTAAGTAATGAGATAAAAAAGGATTTGTTGGTTCATCAAATATAGTGTTATCTAATACAGAAACAAATGAGTTTCTTAAATCAGATATTACATTATCTCTCCTAAGTGTTAAATCTCCTTTATCAAATATTATATTTATTTTCTCATGTCTACCAAGTGTAACAGAATCTCCTTCTAAGTTATATGGTAAAAGTGAAAGTTGTATTTCTTCAATATCTCTATAACCTTTTGATTTAGTAGAAGATGCGTACATTTTCTTAAGAACATCTTCTACAATAAAGTTTGCTTTAGTAGTTGGTCCAAACTTTCCTAAATATTGATTTTTTTCTATCTTTCCACCAGCATATATTTCAATGTAATTTGTATTTACGGATTGCCAACTAATTTCAAATGGAACATTATATCCTTGAAAATCAGCTCCCTTAATTGTATTTGGGAAATTTATAATAGTAATATCAGGACCAGGTAAATATTCTTTATTAATAACATTAACATTTATTCTTATCGAATCACCACTACCATTTGATTTTGAAACTGGTTGTAAGTATATTGTATAATTACCTACTCCATTATAAAAATCAGATTTTGTTAATAATAAACTACCACTTTTTGATAAACTTCTTGTTGTTTTACCTAAAGTATAAATTACTTCATCTGCATTACTACTTCTGTATGGTATCTTTACATCCTCTTTTGATGATATGTTAATTTCTACATTTGTTAAATCAACAACTAGTGATGGTTTAGATGGAGCACTTATTACAGTTATTTTAGAAGTTTTAATAGAAACAGATGTTTCTCCGAGCTGAAGTTCAACTCTCTTATCTAAACATTTGTTTGTCTTAGGTGAACGATTAGTTGGTTCTATTACAGAGTAAGTTATATCATGTGTTGTTTGAGATATACCATTACTAAAAAAATCTACATATGGAATTTCTCCCTTAACACTCGGTTGATATTTAAGTAGTAAATCATCTTCCTCTAATAGTTCTCCTTTAGCACCCCAAGAAGTTGTATAGATTATATCATTATCGTTAGCTAACTCAGTACTAATTTTAATTGAGTATAATTCTTCTGCAGGAGTTTCAATTATTTCTTCACCAGCTTCAAATGTAAATGGTAAATCAACAATGAACGCAAGTCCAAAATTATTTATACTTTCTATATTTAGTAACTTACCATTTTTTTCTACATAAAAGGTATAGTTAACATAAACCACTTCTCCGAGTATAGGATTTGCTTTTACTAGTTCTTCTTCTATTTTATCAAATCCTAGTGGAATGCCATTACCAATTTTTATTTGTTCATCTAATCCAATGACTTCAAAATCATCAAATACAAGTGGTTTTATATCTGAAGCTGTTGTTCCTTTTGTTGAATAAACTTTGTAAGTATCTTTAGATGTTTTGTTATTTGTCTTTACAGTATATACTCTAGGTGTTAGTAATTGTGGTCCTGAAAGTATTTCGTAAGTTGGAGTGTTACCTGCTGAATTTGGATTTCCTTCCATACCAGAGGATTCTATACCATTTATACAAATCTTTGCATTTTTTTCAGTAGAAGAAATATTTACTCTTAATGCCTGATAGTTTGCACCATAGGCCGTTTTTAGAAAATCATATGATTCTAATCCTGGTGTAGATATTACACCTGATGTAGAAACTTTAGTTCCATCTTTAGTTGTAGTAACAGGACCTTGAGCTTTTCCCGAACTTATTAGTGCTCTATCAGATGTGCCTCCACCAGATACAATTGGAATACCTTTGTTTTCAACAACTTCATCGGTAAATCCCTTATCAGTAGAAATTCCCCTAACACGCTTTCTTCCATATGTGTTTTTCTCTGCCATTATCTAAAAATCCTTGTATCTATTAGTATTTCTTCTGATGTAACTTCTCCATTTGGTCCTGTACCATATACAGTTGTAAGTTCTTGTCCACCCTCAACTGAATCATATTTTATATCAAGATTAGAACCTCCACCACCAATCGGAATATCGGATGCACCACAATCTCCTAGTTCAACTATTTTTATATTTTTACCAAGGAATCCTAGCGGTGGTACAACCGAATCTTTCTGTGCACAAAATTGAATTGAATCACCTGGTCCCATTTCCTCACTTATCTCTAATCTATCACTATCGTTCATGTATGATACCTGTACACGATTCACTTGACCTAGTCCTTTATAATCATCTTGTATAAATAAATTTGTTACTATATATTGTTTATAAATATTTTCAATTGGTCTTACTTTTGCATATTCTCGAATATCTCCATCAAATGTTATACTATCTTTTTGAGCTCTTATTTTTATTGAGTCATATTCTACTCCAACTTTAGATTGAGATACTCCATTTTCATCTATATAATTAATAGTACCTTCAAATGACCAAACATAATATATTTTATTAACACTTGATATATCTTCATATTTACAAGAACCATCATCTATTGTAGCCAATGGATTGTAGTTTAAAGAAGTTGGGTCTGTACATCCTGATATTGATTCGTATCTACATGAACCATCATTTATATTTGCATTTGGATTGTAGTTTAAAGAAGTTGGGTCTGTACATCCATACACATCTCCTATTATTTCATCAGGTTCAGTTGTATCATATATTGATTCTGATGTTGTTGTTTTTAAAATAGTTTTAAGTTTATCAATTGTTATTTGTTGTTCCTTTGTTAGAATATTATTTTGTTGAACATCTCTTTTAGGTAAATAAAAATCAATACAAGAAATTATACTCTGCTCAATATCTCTTTGTAATTCTGATATTGATAAAGTAATACAACTTGTTTCATCTTTAATTGGTTTACCATAATTTATATCTGATATTTTCCAATTTCTGTTTTGTGAATAGTAAGTCATTGATTCAATAACTTTACTTCTAACTCTATTGATGAATACTTCAAAATTTTCTATTTTAAATTCTTTTTGAATTAACTTAATATAGTTTTCACCATCAGTAATTTTTCCTTTTATACTTTTAAAATTAGAAAATATTTTTTCAAAATCTAAATTATTAACATAATCGGTAATATAATAAATTACATCATCTCTAAATGATTGATTATCTACAAAGTTTGAATATCTTTTTTCTAAATCTGTATTTAATTTAGTTGAACGATTTGGTAATATTCTTATTTCTGTTCGTGATGGTGATATTTCATGTATCCATAAATTGTTTCCATCTAAAGAATCTACTCCAGCTCTCCTATTTAATAAGGTTACTTGAGTTTTAAAAATACCATTAGAATATCCCGCCTCTCTTACAAGTTTTTCTATATCAACTATAAATTCAGAAGTTCCATTCTTTTTGGTAGTTTCTAAACTTTCTGTTAGAATAAAGTAATCTTTTATATTTACATCATCTATACTAATGTATCTTGATAATTTTCCATCATCTCCTTGAGGTAGTTGGTTATCATTTGAATCATATAATATAAATTCAATCATATCAGAACACCCTAGTCCAAAGTTAGATTTAGATATTTCCTTTTCAAATATCTTTCTATCCTCAGTTTCTACCAAGTATCCTTTTCTATCAATTATATTTTTAAAATCCTGTATTGCCATTAGTTACCTTTACCGCCGTTTTTAACTTTTCTATAAAATCCAATTGGAATATCAAATACATCTTCACCAATTGTAAGTTTTAAATTATCAGTAAACCATTTTTTTCTACCACCAAATGAACCACCTCTAAGATTTCTTATTTTTGATGCACTCAATGTTGCAACACCAGGAGTTTCTCCACTTCTTGCAGCGATTGTTCCTGTTGCTTGAGAAAAAGCAAATACAGGATTTCCACTATATCCTGTTTTTGGTGCTACTGTTAATGACCAATTTAAAGGTTCTTCTGTTAAATTATAGATATTCATTGTTTGACCATTTGGCCAACCACTACTTTTTCTTTGTGATTTAAATATTATTGCACCATTGCTTGCCATTTCAGATGGTGAGTTTACTGCATCTTCAGGTACTTTCCATCCAGAATTACGAGTTTGTCCGAATCCTCCTGGTAAACCTGTTATAGATAATGCAGCAATTGTAGCTTGTGATTCTTCTTCAGCTTCTTCTATCTGGTCTTTTAATTTAAGTTGTTCTTGTAAACTTAATTTCTGTGCCTGTAAACCTCTTACTTGAGCTTCAAGAGATACTCTTTCAATTCCCTCTTTAGTTCCTTTTATAATTGAGTTCTGAAAATCTGAAAGAAGTGATACATAACGAGTGTTTATTGCAGTTGAATTATTTTCTGCTGCAGCTCTCTGTATTTCAACTGAATCTAATAGTTCTAATAATGCTTCTAGTTCTGCAGTAAGTTTTGTAGTTACTCCTACTTCTTCTTCGTATAATTTTCTCCACTTAGCTACTTGTTTTCTTAAATCTTCTATTTCAAGTAATTTTGCATCATATTTTGATTTAAGAATATAAGGTCCTTTGTTTGGTTTTTTCTTTTTTATAAGTTCATCAACCTTTACATCAAGTGCCTTTTTTAATTCATCTTCATTATATTTTGGTTTTTCAACATAACCACTTGTTTCTCCTGCAAAATCAGTTTGGTTTTCATTGGGATTAACTAATTGTGGATTTGCTAAATCTTCTTTTGTTTTATCAAATTTTCTTTTAACTGATGAGGATAGTTTAGGCTTTTTTTGTTTTCCATCTTTTTTAGACACAAGAATATTACCATTAGAATCTTTTCTAATAGCAGTTGAACCTTTCTTAACAAGTTCATCTATTCTAAATCTATCCTGTAATCCCATTTATTTATTCTTCAACAATGAAAGTCAATTCTTTATCAATAAAGTATTCAATTACACCATCTCTATTTGTTTTTATTTCAATATAATAGTTTCTATTAATTTCCCAACTATCTAAATTTAATTTAAAGTAATTACCATTTGAATCACAACTAACTTTTGTATAATCACTAAATGGAACTACAACTTCGTGTGTAATTGCATCTTTTATTTGATAATATGTTGTAGATGGTAAATAATATACATCTGTGTAAGCATATTCGTTGGTGTAAGTTTTAAGAGGATATTTTTCTCTACCAAAAACTCTAATTGTAGGTTTACTTCCTCGCTTATATATACTTTTTAATCTTTTAAAAGTTACATTAATATCATCAGATGTAAGTTCTGTTAATGAACCAGTAGAGAATGAAGAATCATCCCAACCAATTCTTAGTTTAGGTTGGTATATTGTATTTGTTTCTTTTGAGAAGAATTTTAATTGTCCATAATCAGTTGTATTGTTTTCTAATGATGAATCGTGTTTTAATATAAATCCATTATTTGGTAATGAACCACTAATCCAAGCAGTTAATGGAGTAATAACGTTCATATTAATATCACTTGATTCGTAGTTAAATGATTGTGTAGCATAAGAACCGGTATACCACATACCACCTTTACCATTATATGAACCAGAACTATCCAAAGATGCAGAACCAGGTAACCAAGATGAACTGGTGTTTCTTTTATTCCAAGTTACACCCTCTGTTGATATTTCGTCAAAACGTGTCCCAATTCCCATATCCCAAGATTGTGATACTGCATAAGCATATATTGAATAATTTGTAGGTATCTCCATTGATTCACATTCATGAATAATTAATTCAGCAGAACTCATTGTTACATCTCCACTTACAATAGAAGAAGATAATTCTGTTGTGTTAAAGTGAATAAGTGACCTTGATACATCTTTTAAGTTACCGTAATAAACTTTGGATACTTCAAGTATTTCATCGAATCCTGTGTTTTGTTTTGGTTGTTGTAAATAAATTGTTGCATCTTTAGATGCTGTTACGAAATGATACATTATACAACTCTCCCTCTTATATCTTTGTTTGGAAACTTCACTTCAAATACAGAAGGGTCTAAAGATGGATAAACCATTTTACCTTTAGTTGCCTCTTGTATGTTATATGAGTTAGAAGAATAGTTTCCTAAACACTTGTTAGTAATTTCACATTTTGGTACAGATTGTACTCCTTCAATTCCTGCAATTAATAATTCTATTTCAGAAATGTTTATTGGCATATTAAAAGTCCAATTATCAATATCAAAGTAATTTGATAATTCATTTTGAACTCTTGTTAATACTTCTCTTTTATTATATCCACCATAAACTCTTATTTCAAAATCTACTCCGATATTAATAATAAATCCATTTATAATATTAATACCATCTGTTAATAATCTATATTCAGATAAATATGTTTTTAGGTTTTCTTTTATACCACGATTTAAACTACTTAATTGTTTGTCTTGATTATAACCAAGTAAATATAAATTTATAGCAAATGGATTGTTTTTTTCGTTTACAGAGTTCTTTTTATTTTTAAGAAACTTTTGTAATTTTTCTTTAATATCAATTTCACTATCTGATTCAGTTTCTTTTAATGATAAAACTAAATTAGTAAATTCTTCTAATGAATCAGGATTAGAAAGAATAGATGATGGTGAGTTATTATCTAATTCTCCATCAGGTGCACAATATGCTTTTGCAACCGCACCATATTTAGATGGCATTGATAATGCTCTTACTTGATAATCTTTTCTTGTTACCGCTCTATTTTGAGAACCGAAGTTTGCTAATGCATTTTCTCTAATTTCTTCTATCGTATCTGCACCTTTACCGCCAGTTGCAGCTTCTTCATTATCAACGGCTACTGAATTTATTGTTGTTCTATATAAACCTCTTTCTTCTGGTGTAAATGAATTTCTATCTTCATCAAAATCAATTGTTTCAATTTGTACTAATTCACCAACTCCAACATTTGATTCAATACCACCACCTACTAAATAAGACACTGTAAATTCACCAACTGGTGCCTGGCCATATGATTTTGTTTTTAAAAAATTAGAAGGGTCAAATGAATCCCCTAATCTATCAATTGAATTATTTAATCCCAATCCTACGTTTTTGAAATTTGGTATTAGAGTTTCATCACCTGATGTTGAGTTTCCTCCACCAAAAACAAGAGATGTAGAATTATTTTCATTTACCTTTGTAGTAAATCTACGAGATGTTTTTATTACCTTTAATACATTTGAAGCTTGTTCTTTAAATTGTGCTAAATCTTTATCAGTTATATCTGATGTTGGATAATCAACGTAAACCATTTCTTGTGCAAGATAAGGTACATTGTACCATTTGTTTCCATTAGAATCCCTTACATCGTAAATATCAATTATATTATCATTTCCTAATTCTATCTTAGAAAACTGTTTAGGTGTACTACCAAAATCAAATGTTATTTTTTTCAGTTCGGCAGATATTGCCTTTACATATTTTTTTATAAGATATTGAGTAGGTGCTCCTTCATTTGAATTATATACACTAATCTCTCTATCTGTTGAATCTGCAAAATCTAAAATTTCAGTACTTCTGAAAATAGTTCCTGTTTCACTTGCTCTTACAGACATTCCTTCTTTTATTCTAAGATAATATTTTGAATCTGGTTTAATTTCATCACCTGTTCCTGTTGATGGAACTACTTGGTAAACTGCCAAGTTAGTTATTGCTGGAGAACTTACCTTTGGTTTATATCCTAAGTATTCTGATAATGCTAATACATTCTTCTTATCTTCTGCATATAACATCATTGATTCTTTCAATGAATCATCTACATAATATGATAACACATCACCAACATAAGATGCCATTTCTATGAACATCATACCTGGTGAGGATTCATTAAAATCAGAATAAGTTTGTGGAAAATATGTTTTTGCGTAATCAATTAGGTTTTCTCTAAAACTTGAGAAATCCTTATTAAGATATTTTATATCTCTTCCCTTATTACTTTTAAATGATGAATTTAATGCCATTTATTTTATCCCTCTAATGTAAATGTTACTTCTTGTGATTCAAATTGACTACCGATAGTAAAAGATATACTCATTTCTGCTCTATGTTTATCTTTCATTTCATCAGTCATCTTAACATCAATAGAATCAATGTTTATATATGGTAACCAAGAATTTACACTATTTGTTATTGTTTGTTCTAACTTAGTTGATAAATCATCAGTAAGTTGTTCAAATAATAATTCATGTAATCCTGTTCCAAAGTTTGGTTGAAATATTCTTTCTCCCTTTCTTGTCATCAGTAAATTTTTTAAATTACTTTTTGCTTGTTCAAATGAATTAAATGCCTGAGAAAAATATCCTGTATTACCTCGTTGTACAGGCAAAGTAATACCATACGCAAAGTTATTAAACTCTTTGGTATCCTTTACTATTTTTTTATCAAGAATATAAGCCACTATTTACTCCCTATCTTTTAAACTTTTTTACAAGTTCTGAATTATCTCTATTTAATATTTTATCAAGACCAGGTAATCCTGTTCGTACACCAAGTCCTGTTTTATTTGGTTTTGTTGCAACATCACCATATCCCATTTTATGAGCCATCTGAGTTCTTAATCCTCCAACTCCAGCTCCAGCTCCTTGAGAAGTAAACTCAATAGTTTTATCCATACTCTCTTGGATTGGTTGTTGTTGTGGTAGATTATCTAGTACTGATTTACCACCACCTGGTGTTCCACCACCTGCTCTTTGTGCTTTTGTAAATGGCTGTGTTTGGTTTAAAACCTCATTCAATATTGGATTTTTTGAAAGTTGTTTTGTTGGTGCCTGTCTTTGTTCCTCAAGTGCAAGTTCTGCTTGTTCAAATGGGTCTACCACATCCTCTACAACTACTTGCGGAGAGGGAACGCTGACTACACCTCCCTTCACCTCTGCTAATCTTTTATTTACTTCCTCTGCCAATATCTTTGGAAAAGTTTTCGATAAAAAACGTTCTTGTTGTTTGGCAGTTTCTACCTCAACAAGAGTCTTTATTACTTTTATTAATTGTTTGTTATTCATTTTCAATTGTGTTTATCTTAATATAAATATATGTACTTTAATTTTATGGTATTGTCCAACCCTTCCATTCTACTATACCTGGCAAAGATACTAAAGCAATACCAGCTGGGTAAAGAGATGTTGTTTGATATATACCCTCTATTGTTGTAAGATGTATTTTTAGTTTACTAATTAATCTATCTATAAAAACTTCACTATTATCTACCGGAAATATTTCTCCTATCTTTTTCCATTCACCAGGATTGGTACATATTGATTTTGTTGATTCAATATTTTGTACAGCTCCTTTTGGTATTTGAATTGGTGGAATTGGAGTCATTAATTCTGCTGCTGTCCAATAGGCTAATACACCATTACCTATATCATCTATAAAATTATGATTACCATCTTGTACACCCAATGCCGTTCTACAAGCTAATTTAATCTGCATTTCCATATCATCTATTTTGGGTTTATCAATTGGTATTTCATTTAGTGTTTGTTTACCAGTTGAAACAACTTGATTATATTGTTGTGTAAAGAATTCTGAAAAATCATCATAGGATTCTACTTCATTAGATACATTTACAGATTCACCATTAACAATAGTTTGTCTTTGCATATATCTTAACATATTGTTTTTAAACTTATCCCAAGACATAATATTTACTCCGTATAATTAAGTGTGGAAAGAAAATCATTTAATTTTGATTTTATAGAATTAAAATCAGAACGATTATTTGGGCCCATTGCAGTTGGTCCAGCTGGAGTTGAGAATATTTGTGCATTAATTGTATCGATGAGTTCTTCCATTAATTCAACCAATACTTGTCCTCTTACCAAAGGTTGTTCTGTTTCTTCTGTATTAAGGTATATTTCTCCAGTACCCCCTAATATTGTTACATTGTTATCATTTGTAGTAATTAATACATCTCCATTGAAGTCCATATCAGCTCCATCCAATCCATTATCTATTGTAAGTTTACCATCTGATATAAAAGAGTAATTTCCCTTTGAGTAAAATAACATTTCAGAATCTTTTGATGATAATATAATTCTACCACTATTGATTAAGGTTTGGTCTGTTCCCTTTAGTTCGGGTTCTTCTGCATATATTGGTTCTGTTTCTAATGGTGTATCAACCGTACCAGGAGTAAATTCTAATAAATGTTCTCCACTTGATAATACAATAATTGAACCATCATCAACAATATCTTCAAAAGTAGGTTCTCCTATTTTTAAATCTTTTAATGATTTATCTCCTTGTCTATTTCTTATAATAATTGTTGGGGCTAAAACATTATCTACATTATTGTAACCACTAAAACGAATTGATTGACCAAATCTTGATTGAATTAGTTTATCACCCTCATAAAATTGAAGAGGATTTATTTTAGTTTGTTCAAAATATTCGTTTTCAATAGAAGATTCTTCCGCTGATGAATTTGGTGTTCCTGTTTCTGATGTTTCTTTATAATCTGAAGTAGTATTACTATCTTCAGTTTCAGGAAATAAAGTTTTGTTTACATCTTCAATAGCATTTCCTATATTAATTTGTGGACTTGATACTCTCCTATATACTTGTTGATTTGATGCAAGGGTTAAAACTTCAACAGTTTCTCCTATTATGGGTAAATCTAAATTTAAATAATCTAATGGAGGAGTAAATGTTAAGTCCTGTATATTAGATGTTATATCGGTTAGTAATTTTATTTTACAAGAACCAATTATTGATGTATTTCTTGTATCAATTTTATCTTTATTTTCAATATCAAAATCGAAATCAAATATAGAATCAGAATCTACATTAGTAACTACATCTAAAACAATTCCAAATTCAGGTTTTTTTAATGCAGTATTAGAACTTTGTCGTGAAAATCTGCTTGAACTTCCTAACCTACTCATCTACACCTACCCTTTGTTTGAGTTCCTCTACCTCATTGGTAAGTTCATCAACTTTTATATCCTGTTCATCTGCAACTTGTGTAATGGTCTCATCGAGTTGTTTTAATAATTGTTCTTTTTCATCATCAGAAAGAAATCCACTATCTCCTTCTGCTTTTTGTGATGCTCCAATAATTCTTTGTGCAATTGCTGCCATCTTGATTAGTGAATCATCGTTCTTAACTGATGTATCTACTAAATCTTTTATGATTGGCCCAATTACTGCCATATCCCCTGCATGTCTAATTACTTTTTTCATTTCAGCAATTAGCTCAGAGATTCTTTGTTTCTTGTTTTGTTGATTCTCATAGATATCTTTAAACAATCCACTAAGGTTCTTACCAGGAAATAATTCAAAATCTGTACTCATGATTATACCATATTAGTTGTATATAAATATAGTAAATGAAAAAACCTCACTTTTTAGGGTGAGGTTTAATCTTGAACGCGTTAGTAGAATTATTTCTAATTCTTACTTTTTAATAATGTGATACAGTACAAAAGCACCTACAAGTCCTAACAGACCTTCAGCACTCAAACTTCCTAGAATAGCCATAATGTTATCAACTACTGATACTTCTGGCCAGAAAGGGATGTCTGCACCTTTGAATAGTACTTCAAATACTACTCCTAAGGCGATTATGCTAATACCAATCTTTGTTAATTCGTCAGCCCAAGAGCCTATTTTTTTCAAAAATTCCATATTGTTTTTCCTTTTGTTTTAATTAAATGTGAATAACTTTTCCATCTTGCAAAACTAAGGGATATCCACTCAATAACTATGGTATATATGATAGAAAAAATTACAATATATATTCTATACCCATTTTAAGAAGTATAATAGGTGTTTATATATTTATGTACAAAAAAACCCAACCGAAATTCGTTGGGTTTCTATTCCTAGCCTCTTTATTATACGACAAGGGTTCTTTAAGATAAATAGAGAAAAAATTAATTAAACTATCTTTTTTTTAATTACAAGGTTATGAAGTATAAGAGTATCCATTTCACAATTTAAGAAAGTTTTAATTGCATCCTCTGGTGTAAGAACCATTGTTTGGTCTTTTAAATTAAATGAAGTATTAATAACAATAGGATATTCGTTTATTGTTTCTAATTTTTCTAACAAAGAAAACATATATCTATGTTGATTTTTATTTAGAGTTTGTATTCTAGCCGAATTATCGATATGTGTTATTGCTGGTAAGTTTTTTGCATGGTCTTGTTTTACCTTTACTACCTGATTCATATAAGGTACAGTATCTTGGTAATTAAAATAACTAGTTGAAGAAGATTCTTTTACGATTGGAGCAAAAGGTCTAAACCCTTCTCTTTTTTTAATCATCTTGTTTAAACGAGATTTCATTTGAGGGTCTCTTGGATTTGCTAATATAGAACGATTACCTAATGCACGTGCACCAAACTCCATCCTACCTTGAAACCATCCTATAACATTACCGTCTTTAATTTCTTCAGCAACAATATCAATAATTTGCTCATAAAGTTTTGTTTCTATCCAAATTTTATCTTTATATTTTTCTGTTGCTTCAAAAATTTCATTTTTTGAATACATTGGACCAAGATATGGGTTTGAATTTTTTATTCTTACAGTATCGTTTGATTTATAATAATAATCAAGTCCACATCCAATAGCAGAACCAGCATCCGATGGAGCTGGTGGGATGTATAGATTTTTGAAGTTTGTTCTTTTTAATATCTTACCATTTGCAGTTCCATTATATGCACAACCCCCACTTAAACATAAGTTATCAGATTTTGTTTTATTGTGTAATTCGTTTAATAATCTAAAAAACAGTTTTTCGTAATTGTATTGTAATGATGCTGCTAAATCCTTGTGATGTTGTTCTAATGGTTCATCTGGTAATCTGTTTGGAAATTCAAATAATTTTCCTAACTTTTCATTGAACATATGTGTATTAGAATACTCATATGTAAAGTACTCCATTTTTAATTCAAAAGTACCATCTTCTTTTTCTGTATATAATTCTTTAAATAATTTATTATATTTTTTACAATCTCCATATGGTGCTAAACCCATTATTTTATACTCACCCTCATTTGGTTTAAACCCAAGAAAGGCAGTAAATGTTGAATATAACATTCCAAGGGAATGTGGAAAATTTACACTATTTAATTTTTTTATTTTATTTTCAGTTCCTATTCCTAAAACAGTTGTTTCCCATTCACCTACACCATCAACTGAGAGGATTGCAGATTCGTTAAAGTTTGAAGTGTAATATGAATATGCTAAATGTGATTGGTGGTGGTCAGTATAATGTATTTTTGTATTTTTACCACAAAGATTTTTTAATTGTGTTTGAAGAGTTTTATAAGCCTCTTGATTTTTAATTAAAATATTATTTTTTTTATTTAAAAACTCATACCATTTTTTAGGTTTTTTTTCAGTACTTACTTTTATTCTATCTAATTTATTTTGTGGGTTTTCGTAAAAACAAATAGCGTTTAAAGTATCTGGTGTTACTTTGTATGTGTTCATTAACCACTTTATAGTATTAATTGGAAATCTAGAATCATGTTTGATACCAGTGAATCTTTCTTCTTCACATGCACCCAAAACATTTCCATCTTTAATTAATGCAGCTGCACTATCATGATAACCACAACTTATTCCTAAAATATAACCGTTACTCATTTTTACAAATATTCATTATCTATATATGGATTTGTATCATCCTTTTTATCTTCTTCTTCCCAAAATCTAGGCTTTGGTTTGTTGATAATTTCACCATGTTCTAAAAAATCATTTAATAATTTCTTTTGATGTTTTTTCATCACATTTACAACCTTAGTAATATAATGAGTTTTACAATCTGTCATTTCTCTGATAAGTAAATATAAATGTTTTTTATTAAAGTTTTCTATGTGTTCACTTCTACGAAATAATTCAAGTATAGAATCTGCAATTTGTAAATCTCGTTTTTTAGTAAAAACAAAGTTTAAGTTTTCATCCCAATACTTTAACATTATATTTTTAAACTCATAAAACTCATTATCTCGTTCTTCTTTAACAAAATCGTTTTCTGGGTTCCATGTTTGTGGCATTTGTGATAGAAGATTGTTTTGTTTCCATCGTTTAAAGTTACCATTGTTTTTTAAAATCAAATGATTTTTTGCAATAATAGTAAAATAAGAAAAAGCTCTACCCTTACCTTCTTGAAACATATGCATCTTTTGTACCATAATAGATACTACTTCCGTTTGTACGTCTATTTTTGGTACATCAAAATAAGTAAACTTAAATGTATTCATTACATTTTCTGCTAATTTTTCAAAAGGATATTTAATTCTTTCCTCATAAATTTTAGACCGGATAACCGAATCATCGCAGTTATTATACTCTATGATTGCTTCTTGTGCAGGTGTTCCAAAATATATCTTGGATTTTTTTCTTCTAGGTTTTGGCATATTATATTTCGTTATTGAGGGTTTTTACTATTTTTTTGATTTCATCAAAAGTTACTCCAACTTCATCATCTTTTTCAAAAGCCTCTCGTTTATCTAATTTTCTCATATTATCTAGAGCATCTGATACTTTATTTCTTGTAGAGTTGATTGTATTAATTAATCTATCTTCAAGTTGTTCATTTTGTTTTAATAAGTTTCTAACACCTATTAACAAAATAATATTGAGTATTACAGAAACTCCTATAATAATATTATAGGTAGTAAGTAGTTCTATCATGTTATTTTAAATTTAATGCATATCCACTAAAGTTGGTTAAGTACGAAGTAAGTTTTGTACCATTACCATCTTTAAATTGTTTTCCTTTTTTAAAGTATCGTTTTACATTACCAGGTCCACCAAGATGTGCAGCTGCTAATATACCACTTTCTGTTATTTCTATTCCATCAACTATAACACCTGAGTATTGGTTAATATAAGATTGTAAAATCTTTTTATTGTGTGAAAGTAAATCTAACATTGCCATTTCTTGTATATGTGGTGAGTTTAAGAATTCTTTTTTTGATATATCGTAACCAAGATTCTTTAAAGTTCTTTTACCGAATTGGTATTTTCCCATATAACCCCAACCATTTACAACATCGTATCTGTTTGAGGATTCTCTCATTCCTATTGCATTTAGAAACATTTCAGTTTCATTAATTTCAATAGATACAGGTTCTAGTTTTATTTCAATAGGTTGAATTGGTCTACTTTCTAATTCAGTAACCATTTTTATTTTAGGTTTTATATAATGTGTTGTGAATCCAACTAAACTAATTGTTGCAATCATTGATATGATTACTGTTAATATTTGTTTTTTCATAGATACCTCTCCTTGATTTACTATGTAAATATACGAAAAAAATTCGATATATCCTAATTTTTAAAGAGTTTTTTTAACAATCTCCTATTGGTCCGTAATATAACCCACTAAAAACATCTTCTCCAAGCTCAGATTCTTCTAATACATCTGTTTCTAATATTTCATTTAATGCATCGACATCAGCATCAGTAATTCTTTCTTTATTTTCTGCAACTACTTCTTCCCATAGGTCCATATTAAAATCAATTTTATCTAATATTTCTTTTCTAGTAAAAATCTTTTTTTCTATTAGTAAATCCATTAAACTCTGAGTCACTAAACTTTGAGTAAGTAATTTACTTTTTAGTTTTTTTATTGTTATCTTTGATATTGAGTTCATTTAGTAATTCCTTTAATTCGTTTTTATCATCTTCCCCATAAACTAAATCACCAAATGATTTTTTTATAGTGGTACTACTATAACCCATTGCTGTAGCCAATCGAATACAAACAATTTTATATTCGTTAATATCCATATCATCTGGCACATCTAATTCAATTTTACTTGCTTCTCTATTAAGTTCTATAAAGTCCTTGTCTGTATATGTAAATATAAGTTTACCCATTTTTAAATTAAATTATAAGATTTCACAACCAACTGAAAGTAGTGGTTGTGCCTTTTTGTATTTCATAAATTCAGTAGAACCATCTTGTAATTTTACCATTACTCTTTCGTTTCTACCATACTTTTTTTCTCTTCGTACTGTTGTTGTATATCTTCTTGAAGAATCTGTTATAAGAATTCCATTAAGATGGTCTATCTCGTGCTGAGCACATACACATTCTAATAACCCCTCATCGGCGTAAAATTCTTCTGAATCTTTCCAAGTTTCTCCATCTTTTTTATCGGATGAAAATATAACAGTTCCTAAATTATCACATTCTACTGTAAATGATTTATGTCTTAAAGTTTGAACAGGTTTTTTCATTGTTTTATCCAAGGATAAACATTGTTCTACATATACAACTGTTTCTTTTGAAGTTTCTGTAACTCTTGGATTAACTAATATCAATGGTTCTTTTACATTTACTATACATACTCTATCCGTTAAACCTATTTGGTTTGCAGATAATCCTAA